TTGAACTGCTATCAGGTACATAGACAGGTGTAGTATTCGTTCCAGGCACCATGGTAATTCTTCCAGGCACAGATGTGTCCGTCGCAGTGGGAGTAAGTGCAGCATTCACCGCGCCTACATATGAAGCTTGTTGATCAGCCGGCATATTTGCAATTGCAGGAGCAGTTATACGAGGGTCCGCAGCAAGTGACAGAGGATTGTACATCTGCTGGCCCTGAGCCGCTGTAACAGGATAATTTCCCACTTGCGGTACATCAAATCCCTCGGATCGTTTTTTAAAGACGCGCAAAAGCGCTGTTGCGCCTACAGCACAGGCACCTAGTACAAGTAGACCCGGGTCCATCTCTACTGATTAGTTGAGATTATCGGGACGTAGACGGCTCGCCGCATCCATATCGCGCGTGATTACACGGAAGACAAACTGTGTCTGGTGGCTGAGATTAATTAGGCGACCTGACTGGATAATGTTATTTGCAGGAACAGACCCAGATAATAGGGTTCCAGCAAATGTGTCGCTCGCAACGCCACCAAACGGTGATACACTGGTATATCCCTTGGTAGGATCATTGTACCGAGCATCTATAATGATATAGTTTGCATAGCCTACTGAGTTTGTACCTGTGATATAAGCGGATCCATTGTAATATCCAATATTCACAACAAGAAGTCCGTCCGTTCGAGTGAGATAACTTATAAAATCCTGTGCTACTCCTGCATTTCCAGTAAATGTAGATGTGAAGGCTAGATTCTTCAGTTGAATACGATCTCCCTGATTAAACATAAATGTGTTGAACCAGGTATTTGTCTGAATCCAGATATATTGACTGAGTCCAGCAGCCGCTGCATTCTTGGCATAGACCGTTCCCGTATTCGGAATAGGGTAGACTGTAGGTGGAGTAATTGTTGCAATACTATTTGAGAGTACAAAACCAGAAATATCAAGCGTATCGAGGAGCGGGCTCACAAGTGAACCATCGGGCCGTTGAAGTTGAATGGAGAGTTTCTGAAGAGTGGCGAGGGGTGTAGGATAATAGGTCTTCTGACACTTCATGAACTTTGGAATCATGCCGAGGAATCCGCCACGCTGAACAACATTTGTATTATCCGTAATCCAGTTTGCATCATACTGAATGAGTCCAAATGCACTGTCAATATTCTGATTTGTACCGATGCTGTTTGTATCAAGTTCAGGAACACGCACCATCAAATACGGAAAAGACAGAACATTCGTATTGACAATCATTTGATTATAATAAGCAGGTCCACTCGTAGCACCTCTATCAATCAGTACATCAATACCCTCTACAGGTACCAGCGCCTTTACCAGTTCAATGCGTACAATATTGCGGAACTTCACTTGCGTCGATGTATTTGCACGCACACCGTTATTTGTTGTCACATTTCCAGGATTGAAGAGGACACTGAAGTTGTAGCGGCTCTCACCTGTGTTCACTGTCCAGTCACGATCCGCACTGTAGCAGAAGAGATTGTACTCATTCTCCTTATAGTTGAGTACGTCCTCCTCCTTTTGCAGGAAGTCCTGGGGGAGCACAGGTCTGTCTGCCCGCACGGTTGGAACTGCAATTGTCGGATTTGCCTGTGAGAGAGAACTCTGATCAGCGGTGTAGGGTGAACGTCCCACGGATTGCATACCAAAGAGGGCACGCATATCCGGAGGCACTGTCATGGTTGTAATCTCATTTTCGAGAATCCTCGGCTTGGCCACTGCACCGGCCTCACGAGGGCGAATCTGCTCTTGAACAGCGAGTGCTGTGCGTGCAGCCTCGGCCTCACGCTGTTTCTTGGCCTGCTCAAATAGACTCGCTGCAGAGGAGGTATTATCCTCTTCAAGCGGAATGCGAAAGTCGGGCGGAGCAGGAGGGGCCGCCTTTGCAGTATTTCGCGAATCCTGCATAAGAGCAAAGCGTGTTCCAACATCCTGGCGTAGAGGATCTGAACTGGTGACAATCTCAACCTCTGTCTTCTCGCTCATTTCCACTTCGCGTCCTCTATCGAGATAGGCCGTGTAGTCGGGAAGTACAGCGGCGAGTGTCTCCTTGTTCAGATACTGTATGTTCTGACTCGAATTTACACGGTACACTTCACCCATATAATGCTTTACAGTCTTCACAAGTCTCTGTTTCTGGCGATCATCAAGTGTTGCACCGCTGCGACGTTGAACGTGGTCGTACAGTAATCTGTCCAACATTTGCTCATTGCGTTCGCTGAAAAACTGTTCCTTTATAGCCGACATCTACATGACTCTACGATTTATCGTCGGCTTCTCTGAACTCACGTACTAAACAACCATGACCGAAGCATCAACATTTCGCCATCGCGAGGTGCCCGACGACAGAAAGGACGGAACTCCTCTCCCATCAGCATTCGAATAATAAAATACATGCTGTACATTCCACATTCAGAATCCTTCATCTGGAAACGACGAGCATTGTAGGCGAGTTTCATTGCAGGGTCCTGTAGTGTGAGCCACTGCATGAATTTTTCAATTTGACCAGGAACCTCCATGCCGTATGAGTCAAAATAGTAGCACACCTTCTTCTTCAAATCGACATAGTTGCCGACCCAGTGACTTCCTCCTTTGTTGTGAGGGTCGAGGTTATAGATAATACCGACCTTTGACTTTCCAGCGGCTTTTAATCCGGCCATATCGAGACTGCACATTTCGCTAATCAGGCACTTTGTCTTGGTCTTATTGTACGGATCGGGTGCTGCAAAATCAATGGGATAGGGACCGAGGAACTTAAAGTCTGCGACATCTTCTTCATACTGCTTCATGACGTTCTCAATGTTTGTGCTATCGAGCCACTTGTCAGGGTCGGCGCGCCACGCTTCAGGTTGAGGAGGGCGTAAATAGGCCGCCTGAAGACGTTGCTTCTCAGATTCATCAATGGGCAATGCCTGTACAAAGGAGTATTCTTGAATTGGCCCTACACCGACTCCTTGTTCAAGTTCTTTCCGAAGGGCAACCGCACTCACGCCTCCAATCTGAGTCCGAAGTGTTGTCTGCGAACCCAAGACTTTTGAGGCGATTTTTTGCAATTCAGACGCAGGGATACATCCATGAGCCGGACGCTTTTTTCCGACACGTGGCCGACATTGACAGGGTCCCGGTCTATAGTGTTCTGAACTCGCTTTTTTGAGTCGTCTGGTTTTTCTGACCCCGACCATCCTATTCAAGTGTCAGATTCAAATCGTCATACTCCACAGGATGGCGTACTCAATGGTCCGCTTTTGGTCGTATATTTTTACACCTCTCTTAATTCTTGTAATTGTCTTTGCAATGTTTGTCATCTTTACACTTTCGAGTGCACAGACAACTGTGGGTTCTCTGATTGCGCCGGCACTTGCTATCACCTCATCCGTGGCTGCAAGTGCGGCCTCTGCAGCAAGTGTTGTAAAGGCCGCCGCTGCGCCCCCTAGAGTATCCTTTTCACCTACATCAGTAGGAAGCACAACATGACACCTACACAGATCTTTCAAATGATACTGTTGGCCATTATCCTTAGTGGCCTAGGATATGTAATCTATGCCGTCGGTCAATTTGCCGGCAGCAAGGACAACCTGAATGACATTCAAAAGAATATGGGAGTTATCTTTGGAGTGACATTTGCTCTGGTTCTTATGCTCGGCATTTTCAGTTATATGTATATCCGTACGGACCCTGATGTCTTCGTACCCTTCGCCCTTTTCATGCTCTTTGTCAATATGGAGATTTCACTGATTTCAGTCAGTGCGTCGGTTCTTCAGAAGATTGAATAAGGCATTCGGGTGTCCGAGGAGCCTGAATGAGGATTCCTAAAATACGATGTTGAAGACGCGCCCGACCCGTCCAGAAAGTGTCACTGACACCCATTTGAAGACTGATGCCCTGAATTTGTAGGGTAACACGAATAATTTGACCACGCGCAAGGACTCCCGGTTGTACATCTTCCGTCCAGACACCATCTTTCCAGATACGAATCCCGTGCATACCCTTCCGTTTCTCTTGAAGAGTTGACGGACAATATAAATGCAACTTGTTATTTTCTACCATCGGTTGAAAAAGCCGATAGACCTCTTCACGTGTAAACTTATTTGCTCCAAACCAAGCCAATTGGCTGGCGCAAATAACTTCAAGAAGACTTGTTTGAATTGCTGTGAGTTTACTTGCAATCCAGTTCGTTGTCATTGCGAGCTCAAGGCGACCGTTTGCAGGATTATAGGAATCAATCAAGAGGTGTGGTAAAAGAATTGTGAGCACAGGCATTGTGACTTGTCCATCAATATATGACAGTGGTACCATGGGTTTCTTTTCACGATTCACCCGTGTAACGAGCCCCCCGTGATTTATTTTTCCGAGTTCGAGTTTCTGTAGGGGGACACACCACTCCATTCTGGGTGTAAAGGTTTAACAAGTTTAGACCCAGGGAGATGCATCTAAGTTGGCGAGGTCCACCGGGTTCAGGAAAACGATACGCCATCCATCAAGAACTTTACAAACGTGCTGCGGCCCGTGGGGTGGTTCTAAAAATTATTACAAAACTCTGGAGTCTTGAGAAACCAAAGGAGGATGACGGAGGTGAGGACGATGAAGTGACTACAATTGCATCAAAGGACCAGATTCCATTTGAAACCTCCATTATCCATTTTGGATTTGATGTCTCCCGAATGAGTTTACAGGATCGTCATATTCTGAAGCCGATTCTTGAGCGTCTTGGAAAGGGCTCACATGTGCTCTCTGGAAGGGAGCAGGCTGAAAAGCGCATTCTTGTCTTCTATCATGCTCATCTACTCAGCACAGAATCATGTGTTATCCTACAGAGTCTTCTAGAGCAGGATGGATCCGATATTAGTATTTGGTGTACTTCGGAGCATCCTCTTCCGATTCGTATTGCACATCACTTCAGGGAAATTGGTGTAGGTGGACCTGATCTCGCCTATGAAAAAATCAAGGAGCGGATTCAGATTGCAGGTGGTAATCCCTCTGCTCTCTTTGACCCGCAAACACTCTTTGACCAGGCAGTGCGACGACTTGCTCGACCGACGAAACCGACTCTCGATGAAGTGGCGGGTATTCGTACCTTTATCTATGAGTGCCTCATTCGAAACATCCGTTGGATTGAGTGTCTTCACCATTTGATGATATCATGTTTACGACTTCCTTTATCAGAGCCCCATCGCCTCGAGGCACTCAGAATACTGGCAAAGCAGGAGGGCTCTGCAGCAGGTCAGACCATTCCTAGTTATCGCATTCCGATGGCGTGGGAGAGTACATTTATTCGTATGCGTGAAGCACTTTCTGGAGCCTTATCAGAGGAGGATGCAAGGCCTCAGAGCACCACCACTCCTGCGGGAACTAGTGGAAACAGTACGACTGCAACTCAAGGAGCCGCCGTTGCAGTGGATACAGGAGCCTCCGCAACAGGGAGACCTGGAGTGGCTAAAGCACGAGGCGGAAGAAGAAAGCCCGTATGATAAACTTAAACTGCGGAGGCGTCTTTGGGAAGGCTATCGTGCGGGAACTGTGCGACTTGTCTGTAAAACATGCGGGTCAGCCAAGGTAATTATTCTTCATGAAGCGAGCAGGCCGTGCCCCGATGTCTGGAAAACCTGGGGGCGTATTTTCCAGTTATATGGTCGTGGGGCAACAGCCTGGCATAGACAGACTGGTACAGTCTGGCGTGTTGGCTTATTTGCAGCACCTATACCGAGGATACTGCCTGCGCCAGGACAACTCGTAGGTCCTGAACATATAAATGGTGGATATACAGTTCCTTGTAAACAGGATCGTATTATTATCTATAGGGAGGAGGAATGCACAAGAGTTCTTCTTCATGAACTCTTTCATGCCGCGTGCAGTGATCGACTTGCGTCGCTGCCTCATATGGAGGCAGAAACAGAGGCGTGGGCTGAATGGGTTTTAGTTGCGTTGGCTTCAAAGGGCGACCTCGAGCTTGCGGTCAAGCTAATGAAAAAACAGATTCGCTGGATGAGTGCGCAACATAGAGTACTACGAGCACACTATGGAGTCTCAAAACCGGAAGATTTTGCATGGAGATATACACTTGGTCGCGAGCACGCCTATCAGCGTCTTGGCATTCATGTGCCTATTAGCGTCGGCACTTCTCATGTAACATCGAGCCGCCTCACAGCACCCGCGCTTGAAATTTAAGACCCTAGGCACAAAAAAATTGAACTGTAAACTAATAATTACCTATTCAACAAGTTAAATAAGAATGCCACCCAATTACCATTCTAAGGATCGTAATTTCGGTGGAGATAGAAA